TCTCTCATACGCATACGGCACTTCAGGTAAGCGGCCTCGCCGCCGTCGCCACCAGCGGATCGGCGGCTGACCTAACGGGAACGCTGGACGTTGCCCGCATCCCCAGCCTCCCGGCCTCGCAGATCGGAAGCGGTGTGCTGGCTACCGCGAGGCTCGGCACCGGCACCGCATCGGCGTCGAACTATCTGCGTGGCGACGGGGCGTGGGTCGCCGCGCCCGTGACCAGCGTGAACGGGCAAACGGGGGCCGTAACCGTAGCGGCTACCGCAAAGAAATTCTGGTGGATGTAGGAGTAGCGAATGCCAATCCCTGACCTGTGCAATCCGACGAAGGTCGAAGCGAAGAACGCCAAACAGGCGGTCACAACGTCGGCCACCGCGATCATCAGCAACGGAGCCGCCAGCAATAAGACCCTGCGTGTCGTGTCGCTCTACGTCTCCAACGTCGATGGCGTGGATGCCGCGAGCGTTACGGTTTCGATCTTCGACGGCAGCGTGACGCGGCATATCTGCAACACCGTGTCCGTTCCCGCCGACTCCACGCTTTCGGTCATCACCCGTGAGGATGTTGTGTATCTCATGGAGGGCGATGCCCTGCGGCTGACTGCCAGCAATAGCGGCGACTTGGAAGCCATCGTGTCCTACGAAGAGATTTCGTAATGCCCCGCCGCAACGGCTCATACTTCGGGTTGACGGTGAACCCCACGCCATCCGTTGCCAGCGGCATCTGGAGGGTGCGGGAGGCAGAGGAATTCCTGCGGGTCAACAAGTGGCCCGCCACGCCCGGCGTGCCGGGTTCGCCGGTCGGTTCTGCTGGCAACGCCCAAGTCTCTCTCACTTGGTCGGCTCCAACGCTCGGCACACCGCCGACTGATTACCAAGTGCAGTATTCGTCCAACTCAGGATCAACGTGGACGACGTTTGCCGATGGCACCAGCACCGCAACGTCGGCGGTGGTCACTGGCCTGACGAATGGCACCGGCTATATCTTCCGCGTGCGGGCCGTGAACGCACTTGGAGAGGGGCCGTATGGTGCGGCGAGCGGGGCGGTGACGCCATCGGCGATCTCTGCCGCCTTGCTCCTCCACTTCGACGGCACGAACGGTAGCACGACGTTTACCGACTCGTCGCCCAATGGGCTGACTGTCACGGCCAACGGCGATGCCGCGATCAGCACCGCGCATAGTAAGTTTGGCGGGGCGAGCGGTTATTTCAGCGGCGGCGCTAATCGGCTGACGATTCCAGACAGCGAGTGGTTCACTGCGAGCAATGATGACTTCACGATTGAGGCATGGCTGCACCCAACAGCATGGAACACAGGGTTCAACGCAAATCACTGGTGCGGTCAATCCAATAACCTTGCCGATAACGGCAACCGTTCTTGGTCTTGTTTTTTAGACGACGGAATCGCGGGCTTTTATTACACGACGGACGGCGTAACGGACAACGTTCAATCGTTCTCTGCGGCGGACGTTGAACTTGGTTCTTGGTTTCACTATGCAGCGTCAATACAAAGCGGTGTAGTTCGTGTGTTTGTGAACGGGCTGCTGGCCGGAACACACACGCTGCCGGGGGCAATTTTTGATAGCACCGCCGATTTGTGCATCGGCACGTTCGGCAAGTATGCGGAGGAAGGCTACCCGGGACTGTCATACACGGGCTACATCGACGAACTTCGCATCGTCAAAGGCACTGCCGTCTATACGGCCAACTTCACGCCGCCGACTGCGCCGTTCTGAATTGCGCTACACCCACAACATACGGTCGCCCTGCGGTCTGCTGAACGGCCACGCCCCGCGTGGCTCTGGGCTTCATGCTCTTAGGCAGCGCGGGGCGACCTAGTGCGCTCTTCACCTTAGAGACGGTCGGAAAAGGCATTGCGCCCGCTTGCCAGCCGGGTAGAATGACCACCCACAAGGAGGGCTATATGATCTACAGCGTTCACAAAGCAGCCATCGCACGACGCGACAACCTCATCGCGGCACACGTTGACTCCGCGAGATTCATGGGCGAGTTTTTGAACCGCAAGCACACCGAATTCACCGACTGGCTTCGGTGGCAGATTGAAAAGCGGGAGACTCGTCTGGATACCATCGGACTCATAGAAAAGTCTGGCGGCGATGCTCTGGCGGCAGAGGCCGCAAGGACGGCGGGCGAGGCGGCTGCGTTCCAGGCAGTGTTGGCATACGTCAACAACGGCTGGAAGGCTGAGTAGTTACGCTCTTGCACCAGGAGAGCGCCCGAAACGTATCAAAACTGATACGCTTCACGAACGATCTCGGATACAATCGGGGCGGTCCCGGCGGGCAGGCACCGCACAGATAAAGCGGCCCGCCGACCCCGCCGGGATCGCTTTTCGCGAAAGGCGAAACATGGCCCACGCTCTCCTGAAGTTCGACCTGAGTGATCCCGACGACGAGCGGGAGCATCGGTATGCTTTGGCAGGCCGCGAGGCGTTGATAGCGTTGGAGTTGATCGACAACCGCTGCCGGGCGATCTGTAAGCACGGTGAGCCGTCGCCCGAAGTGGAGCGGATCGTGGAGGAGATACGGGCGTTGATTCCTTACGAGTTGACGAGCCTGTTGCAGTAGGACTACACGCCGCAGAGAGCGTCGAAATGACTGACCCGCACCTTCCCCACGCCCTGCGAATCCTCGCCCGCGACATTCACTGCGAGGACGGAATCGCCACGCAGTGCATCCGCGAGGCAGCGGACGAGATCGCCCGCCTGCGGCTCACTGACGCTGAGCGGGAGGCGATTGCTGAAGCGGTCGGAGCGTACAACGACAACGACGATGATGAAGAGTGTGCAAGGATTGCGGCCACGCTTCACGGCCTTTTGAAGCGGACGGAACGACGCTCTTGAAATCAGAGACGGTCATGGCAAAGTGGATCAGCGTTGAGAAGCGTCTGCCGGAACGCGGCGAGCGTGTCATTGTCGCCCACCGTCGATACGAGTGGTCGAACACGCGCCACAAGCACTACAGGCTGAAGCGGCTTGGAGTTCAACCCGCAACCTACTGGCTGAAAGGCCACATGGGACTGCAATTTTGCTGCTCGGATGGTGGCGTTGTGAAAGAGCCGGTCGCGTGGATGCCGATGCCAGAGCCGCCGGTGCGCTACTGAGCGAAGGGAGAGTCGGATGGGCCAGCAGCAACTCCCCTTCATGCCGCCGGTCGCCCGCTGCAACCGATGCAACGACCGGAAGCACAGCAACGGGCCATGCCCACGCTGCGGCTGCCCTGAGTTCCGGCTGGCTAAGAGTTGACCAAGTGCGCTATTGCGGCGAGAGACGCCCGCCACCCCCTCACTCGCGACCGCCGGCCGTGCCATTCTGCTAGGGAATCCCCCAACGGTTCCCGAGCAGGCCAATGCCGTCCTACCTTCGCGAAATTGCCGACGCTCTTGCGGCCAGCCTCAATACCGTGTCGTGGGAACTTTCGCCGATCACGATCGAGCGAAAGAACTGGGTCACGGTCGACATCGAGGGCATGGCTAACCCAGTGATTTACGTCACGCCGGGCAACGCAGACGTGCAGCGCATCGGCCGTCAACAGAGCCAGATCGACTACACGGCCCACGTCTTCATCGGCCGCCACGTCTCGACCGACCAGGAGGTCGACCAGATGATCGACCTGGCCGGCGAGGTGCTGCTCCAGATCCGGGCGCACGATTTCACCGACGTTGAGGAATGGCCCGGTGGCGTCACGAGCCCCGAGAGCTCTAGTATCGAGATCAACCCAGACGACGCTCTCAACGACCGCAACGTCTGGCGGGCAGTCATCACGGCTACCTACCGGGTGCTTGAGAGTGATAATCTCCCGGTGGAGTGACGCATGGCTGGACTCTCTGGAGTCGGGCAGGCACTCAGCGGCAAGGGCAACCTAGTCCCGCCCGCCTTTCGCTTCAAGGCGAAGATGAATTTCGCCCACGTCAAAAAGAAGGTGAAGAGCGGAAACCTCAAAGCCCTCGACCGGGCAGGCACCATCGTCCGCCAATCGTCGAAGAAGCAGTTTTCTCACCGCAACGTAAAGACCAAGCCGAAGTGGACGCTCGTCGGCAAGAAGGACGGCGAAAACGTGCTGGCGATGGACTTCCGCCCGCCAATCGCAGGCCGGATCACAAGCTGGAAGAACCCTCGCGGGCGAGGTGCGACGCGGACGGGCTTCCTGCGGACGCTCATTCGCTACGCGGTCGACAACCGCCGCGAGTCTGTGGTGATCGGCCCGACCGACGCCGCAACGTGGCTCAACAAATTGCAGGAGTTTGGCGGGTCCGCCAGGCGAGTGCTCCGGCTTGTCGGTCGCTACCCAACGAACCCAAAGCGGCCGAATCGGATTCTCGAACAAAACCCGCCACCGGCCAGCCTGTTGGGCGCGTCCGGTCGCCGCCGGAAAAATCGTGGGTGGTACGCAGCGCAAGCGGCATACGTCGGCGTCTGGATCGACCCGGCCCACACGCGGCGTCGCAAGACGATGGACCTGGCTTCCAGCGATGGCAAGGTGCCGCCTGGGCGGTTCATGCGAAAGGGCTTGGCTGCCAAGTTGCCGAAGCTCGCCCAGCAGTGGCGGGGCCAGATCTCTGGCCCGTGAGCAGAGCCCCATACCCCCTACGGTCGCCGCCCCGCCGCTCCTAGTTTGAGCGTATCGCCACACGCAGGCGACTACGCACACATAGGAGGGCAGAAATGTCCGGCTCGTTCACCATCGTCCTCGGCAAAGACGTGACGCTCACCGGCATCACCGGAGCGCGCAGTTGCACCGTCTCGTCGTCTGCCAGCGAAATCGACACCACCACGCTCGGCGGGCTGACGCACCGGCGATTCAGCAAGGGTCTGGCCGAGCAGACCATCGAGATTGAGTGCATCGACACCCCCGGCTGCGAAGCCGGGGGCACGATCACTATCGGCGGCACCGAGACCGGAAACGCCTCGTACATCGTCACGAGCGTCGCTCAGGCCGAGCCCATCGACGGCATCATCACCTTCACCGTTTCCGGCACCCGCGCCCCAGCCTAATCAGAGGAGCTCACACACATGGCAGTCACTCTCGGCCGCAGCGGCGGGCTTTCCGCGCCTTACGGCGGCAACATCATCAGCGTCACGAAGACCACCGAGTCCGAGGCGGTCGATGTTTCCAATCGCACCAACACGACTGGCGGCTACAAGGTCTCGCGGGCGGGCTTTAAGTCCGTGACTTGGGAGATCGAGTGCCACGATCCCGGCGCTGCGATGACGGACCTGCTGGACGCCAACGCCGACAACGGGGCCACCGTGACCAGCGTGACCGAGAACATCAGCGTCGACGGTGCCGTGACGTTTACGATCACGGTCAGGGGCGGAACCTGACCCGTGGCGATCACGCTGGGGAAGGACTGCTCGATCTCGTTGGGCGGCAACATCGCCAGCGCGCGGAGCGTCACGATTACGATGACGGCCCGCACGATCGACATCGAGGCGGCTGGCGAACGCGTTGTCGAGGTTTACAACACCGGCTACGACGCGACCGTCACGGTTGAACTGAACGACGCCACCGACATCAACTTCGGCCTGCTCGAAAACGGCACGTCGATCACCGTGTCGGGCGGCTCGGGCGGTTGGTCGTTCCCGGCGGTCGTGACAGGCATTGCCGAAACCTTTTCCGTTGACGGGGTCGCTACGTTCTCTGTTGAGTGCAAGATGACCCGCACAGGACTGAGGTAGCCAATGCGTGAGTTCAAAGACGATGAGGGCAGACCGTGGCGTCTGGCGTTGACCGTGGCGTCGGCGCTGCGAGTGAAAGACCTTGTGACGGTCGACGTGACAGACGAGGACGGCACCAGGCGGACGGTGCCGTTTGACTTGGTCGACGCCGCCTCGATCTCGCAGACGTTCCAAGTGTTGCGAACGCAATACGCCAAGATCGGCGAGACGCTCTACGCGATCCTCGTGAAGCAGGTCGCGGAGAAGGGGCTCGACAAGGAAGCATTCCTCGAAGGTCTGCGAGGCGATGCTCTCGACGCGGGCGTCAAAGCGTTGGAGGCCGAGCTTGTCGATTTTTTCCCGCCGCGCCTCCGCAAGATGATCGGGCTTCTCGCCGCCAAGATGGACGAAGTGGCAGGCGAGATGCTGACGAAAGCGGAGGCGGGTCTGGAAGCCGCGAGCGCGGAGACGCTGATCGCACAGTCTGGGACACCATCTGGGAAGCCGCAGGAATCATCGGCGTCCACCCCGGCAAGTGGACCCTCCGACAGCTTATCGCCGCTAGAGACAGCCGCTTAGAGCATCAGTGGTGGCACACGGCCAACCTCATCGCCCAACAAGCCAACATTCACAGAGACAAGCACAGCCCCAAGGCAGACCCCCGAAAGTTCAACCCGTTCGCAAAGAAGACGAAGCCCAAGGCGCGAGAGGCGACTCCCGAGGATCTTGAGCGGCTCTTCGGAAAAGACTGGCAGAAATACGCATGAGCGCAGGATCAGTCAGAGCGGGCAGCGCGTTCGTCGAGATCGGGGCAGACCCGCGCAAGTTCTTCGCTGCGTTGAATCGCATCAACAAGGCGATGGCCAATATGGGCCGCTCGATGGCCGGTGCGGGGGCGAAGATCGGCGGCATCGGCGTGGCGACGCTCGCGCCGTTTGCGGCTGCGGTGCGGCAGGGGACGGCATATCAGTCGACGCTGTTGAATATCCAAGCGTCGACCGGGGCGACGGCCCAGGAGCTCGACCGGCTCAAGGCGGCATCCATGCAGATGTCGCAGGCAATGGGCGTCGGGCCGACGCAGATCGCTGGATCGTTTCTAGAACTGCTCAAGGCGGGCATGAGCGTCGAGCAGGTGCTCGGCGGGGCGGGCCAGGCGGCGATTGAGTTTGCGACTGTGGGCCAGATGGACGTGGCGGCAGCCGGCGTGGTGATGGCGGATGCCATGAATGTCTTTGGCGTCAGTGCTGGCGTTGCGGCCAATGCGATTTCCTCCGCTGCCGACGCCTCTAGCACGTCCATTGAGGGAATGTCGCAGGCGTTCTCGCAGGTGTCGGCGGTCGCCGCTCTGGCGAATCAGTCGATTGGCGACACGTCGGCAGCCCTAGCGATCCTTGCCAACGCTGGCGTGAAGGGGAGCGACGCCGGAACATCGCTCAAGACGATGCTACTGCGGCTCATGGCCCCGGCAGACGAGGCGGTCGGTGCGCTGGCCTCTATCGGCCTTTCGGTGTCGAGCTTCCGCAATGCGGATGGCTCCATGAAACCGCTGGTCGAAATCATCCGCACGCTGAATGGTGCGATGGGAGATCTTGGCCGAGAAGCGCAAGACGACATCTTCAAAAACATCTTCGGGCAAGACGCCATTCGTGCAGCGGCGATCCTGACCGGCGCAGGTGTTGATGGCTTCAACGACATGACAGGCGCGATGAATGCTGCGATGCCTGTCGGTGAGAAGTTCAAGGTGATGATGAGCGGGCTAGCTGGGGCGGCAGGAAACATCTTGGCGGCACTTCAGCGATTCGCAATCGCCATCTCGGACGCTGTCGGCCCGGCCTTGATGTCTCTTGCAACGCCGATCACCGGACTCATCAACGGTCTGACCGATTTCGCCACCAAGAACAAAGAGGCGGTCGCGGCAATCGCCAAGTTCGGCGTGTCGGCGATTGCTATCGGCGGCGCTCTCACTGGGCTGGGCCTGTCGCTCCAGGCGGCGAGCTTTGGATTCGGCGGAATCCTCAAGGCTGTCGGCAGCCTCGGCGCTGTCGTTGGCTTGGTGTTGAGTCCTATAGGCTTGCTTGTTGGTGGTGTTGCCGCCATCGTCATGCTCGGGCCGCAACTCAAGGGGGCGTTCTCTGGTGCGCTTGACGGCGTGGCTGAGATGGCTGGCGCGGCCGGAGATTCGTTTCGCGCCGTTGCTGCCGATGGGATGGTTTTCTTCTCCGACTTGGCGACCACGGCGACCACGACTTTCGACGGCATCTATGCGGCGCTTTCCGCTGGCGACCTCGCTGGCGCGATGGACGTTCTCTGGGCTGGCTTGATGGCTGGCTGGCTGCGGGGCGTCGAGGGGCTGATGGGTTACGTCGACCCGTGGGTTTCGATGTTCCAAAACACATTCACAATCCTCGGAGCCGAAATCTACAAGGCTTGGGACACGACCTGGGTGACGGTGGGCAACGCCTTCCGCACGTTCGGTGCGTATCTGCAAGGCGTTTTCGACAACATCGTCAACGGGGTGCTCTCGCAGTGGGACAACCTCGAAGCCGGAATCATAAAGTCCTGGAATTACATTCAGTCGTTTTTCAGGAAAGGATTTGATCTCAAGAAGGAAAACGAAAAGGTCGACAGCGAGATGTCGGCTCGTCGGCGGCAGCGTGAACTGGATCGGCCGGGAATCGCTGGTCGCACGGCAGAGGCAGAGCGGCAAAACGAGCAGGACAGGAAAGACCTGGCTGACCGCAAAAAGTCTGTCGACGAAAACACGCAAGCCACCGCCGATGCCCGCGATGCTGCAAATCAACAGCGTGCCGACGAGCGACGCGCCGCAACGCAGGGGGCCGAGGCTAATCTTGCCGACGCCACCAGCGGCGTGACGGAGCGGAGCCGCGACGCAGCCACCGCCGCTGAACTCATGAAGGCTCTCGGCTCGGCTACGTCGCTCGAAGAAATCACAAACATCGGCGCGAGCATCGACGCCCTCCTAGAGAGAGGCAACGTCGGGGCTGAGTTGGAGGCAAAGCTGCTCGACTCCTACTACGCAGCCTTCTCGCGGGTCAACGTCGCTGCCGCCTCTGCATCTTCTGCGGACAAGGCGAAGCAAGCCGAGCAGGGGGCAGGCGCTGCCGGTGTGGGCGGCCCCAGCCAAGGCGATGTCGCCGGGACGTTCTCGTCTGTCGCGCTGGGTGGCATGGGCATCGGCTCTTCGCTTGCCCAGAAGCAACTCGACACGCTCAAGCAGATTGAGCAGAACACCTCGCAGAACAACGCAGCGGAGGTCGCCGCCTAATGGCACAGTGGGTCGAAGATAACGCATCGCGCTCCGCGACGATCTACCGTCTCGGGAAGAAGGCCACGTCCACGATGACGCGGTCCTACAAGGTCTTCGGCCACGCCGACGACGTTGCGTTGCACTCGGACTGCAATCAGCGGATCAGCGGGCAGCTTCAATATTGGCAGTACCCTGGTGCCAACGTCCAGCTGCGGGCCGAGTCGTACAGCGTCGACTACCTCGGCGATGACGCATGGCACGTCGACATCCAATACGAGAAGGTCGGCGCTGACGCGCAAGAGCCAGACCCGCTGCGGCGGTCGCGCTCGTTCGACACGAGCGGCGGCACGTCCCACATCACGCAGGCTGACGGCGGCAAAATCACATCGAATGGCGGCACGACCACGCGAACAGGCACGGAGCGGCGTTTTCCGCCAACGGCCCCGAGCATGGACTCTGCAATCGGCGTCGATGACAACGGCGTGCAGGGCGTCGACATCGTCGTTCCCGCCCTGACGTGGACTGAAACCTATGACGTGAAAAGCACCTACGTCACCAGCGCCTATATCAAGAGCGTGGCGGCCCTGACCGGCACGACCAACGGCGCAGCGTTCAGGACGTTTGAGGCTGGCGAGGTGCTCTTCCTCGGCGCGAGCGGATCGCAAGAGTGGGATTCCCAGAAGGGCGACGGCCCGTGGACGCTCTCTTTCAAGTTTGTGGCGTCCAAGAACCTGACCGGCCAAACGATTGGCTCAATCACGGGCATCGAGAAGCGGGGCCACGAATACCTCTGGGTCCGCTACGAGAGCTCGGTGAGTGGCAGCGACTTAGTGAAAAAGCCGAAGTACGTCTACGTCAACACGGTCTACCGCGAGGGCGACTTCTCGGGCCTCGGCATCGGGACAACCTAATGGCCCGCAACGACGGACGCATTGAGGCTGGACAGAAGCTCGCCGGGGCGATCTCTGCGAAAGCGTGGAACCGCGCGCAGGACGCAGCGGATCGCGTGCTCGGCGTCGGCACTGGGATCACGGGCGGCGGTGCGACCGGGGCGGACCCCGCGCCCAACATCGTCCTCATCAAGAACGACAGCGGCGCCGACGTTCCGTGGCTGGGCGTAATGGGCATCAGCGGCGTCGAGATAGACCCAAGCGGCGGCAACCTCACGGGCAACACGGACGCCGACAAGCGGGCGCGGGAGTTTGCGTCGCGGCCGGTGCTAAGTGGCGGCCAGCCGTCTTCGTCCAGCGACGAGCTCTTTGTGGTCGCGATGGAACCGATCAAAAACGGTGCGATCGGCCGGGCCGCGTGCGGTGGCGTGTTCGCCTGCAAGGTGAATGTCACCAACGTAACGCACAAGTTTGCAAAGGCAAAGGACGGCGACCGGACGCAGTTGCAGTCAGCCTCTTGCGGCGTGCTCCAACTGCTCTGGAAGGAAGACGGCACGGGCGCGAACAAGTGGGCCGTGGGGGTCATGTAAATGGCGCGACGCGGCCACGGCTGCCGGTGCTGTGGATGCACAAGCGGCTTTGTTTTTCTTGACCGACGGCATCCGATAACAGGCGTGTTCAGCCAAGTCGGCGTGTCGCCAAGTCCGCTTCCTGACCCGGATGATCGTGGGTTGCCGACGCGATGGAACATCCTGCGAGCGTGGCTGGAATATGTAGTTGGCACGACCAGCCAGCCTCGCGGCGGATCGCTGCTTGTCGACCTTCAGGCGACCGGCATCAGCGTTGGGGCCACCGTCATTCTGCTGCTCGATCGGCCGACGAGCGAGGTGGTGCGCGATATCAATGGCGTTCGCTACAACCAAGGCGTCACTCTCACTCAATCCGAGTTGACGCAGCCGATGGCTGTGTCGCTCTTTGGCGATGGCGTGCAGGCGGGGTCGGCGTTGAGGCTCACGGCGACAGGCCAGACGAGCCCGCTCTACTTTGCAGACAACACGAATGTCGTGATGCTGCGGTGCATACCGATCGGCCACTCGCTCAACTCCACGACAACGACGACTTATCCGCACCCCACGGAGGTCGAAGCCTGTGTCGACGCTGCCACCGCAGGTCTTTTGGCCTATCTCGAATTCGTAATAGAGCAGCGCAGGAATCTAGTGCCTGGCTACACCGACGCAATGGTGGAGCAGGTGCAAGCGCAATACGCGGCGGCTCGCGTCGCAGCCGAGCCGACCTGTAGCCAGCCAACGGTAACTGTCACCTACGGCGAAGGATATTCGATCGTTCCCGGCGGCGGCATCATGAGCCAAGATTCATGGGAGTTGGCTACCTACGGAAACGTACTTCCGTCCAACCACGTCCCATTTAGCGACCTTCTTTCCCGCCGAGTGGCCTACGCCAATTACGTTCGATCCGCCAGGGCCGCCAGAGACACGACCGAGCTCTCGCCGCGATTGGCGATTTCGCTCGGAACCGTGTCGCGACTTGTGCAGCCGGAGTCTGGCCGGTTTGGCAGCGGAAGTAACTCCGTCGAAATCCTGACCGCTTCGCCGGCAGAAGGCGTGATCGTCGCGACGGCAAGGCCGCAGGGAGCGCCCGACAGTCCATTTGGCTGGGGCGACCCTTCGCCGCCGTCGCTCATCTGGCCCGAGCCCTTATGGAAGCCGCTGTTTTCACGGTTGCCGCTGTCGGGCCTTGGCGGCTCGGCCTACCGTGCCGCGATCTATCGCGACGGCGAAAGTGTGGCGACGGTGGACCGAACGCCGCCAGCCACGCCTTCCAATTGGACAGGCCCGTTTGCCGAGCATACGAACGAGGACGGAAGCTACTTTCTGTCGTTTGACTCAAACGCCGGTCTGTTGCAGGGCTTCCTCAGTTTCGTGATCGACCGCACGCCACCGATGGGCTGCTTCGAGCAAGTCAATGACTTCTTTGAAGGCGACCCGACCAATGCGTCTGGCGTTGCCGACTTAGGCCAAGTTGGCAAAGTCCGGCGGTTCACCACGGAAGCGACAAGGACGAGTTTGAGCCAGGGCGAGACATGGGAAAGCGTCAGCGACACCCGCAGCGAGTTCAGCAAGTCGTTAGAGCCAGGCACTTATACGCTGGAATATCCAGGCCAGTATTTCGATCACGTCGGCAATCCGATGCCGACGCCGCTGCCGACGGCGCAGTTCCAAGTTCACGCGGTGCCGGCACAGCAAAGATACGGCGCGCAGGCCACGCTCACGCTGCCAGGCAACGACGACACTCCGGTCTACGACGCCCCAGTGCCGTCGATTGCCGTGACGTTCAATCAGCAGGTGGCCGGGCTGCGAAAGTCCATGTTTGCCATCACTGGCCGGAAGGATGACGGAACAACGGTCGATCTTTCATTCACGCTTTCCGGCGACGACGGCGAAATCACCGGCAACGCTACGGGCGGCGGCACGACGTTTAATCTTTCGCTCGACACTGACGAGCAGGACTACAACACGTCTTGGCTGGCCGTTTTCAGCCCACAGGCCGGAGGTTCGCTGGTTGCGGTCGCAGGCGAGCAAACGCCAGAGCCGTGCGTCCTGCGTTCGCGGTGCTCGTGGCTTGTCGGGCAAGACCCTGCATTCGGCCGCACGCCCATCGACACCGGCAGTAGTGCGGTCGTGCTCAATCGCGTACCAACGCTGACGGCCACGATCCAAGAGGATTCGCTGCCTGACGCACCAGAGCGCTACGACTCGCTCATTGATCTCTCGGCAGACACGATCCTGCCGGTGAACTACATCACAGAAAGCGAGCAGCCGTACCAAGGCAACTCGCCAACGGCAACCTATCTCCACGGACAATCCTCGCCCTTCGTGCCGCAGGTGCCGCCGGCGCTCGACGAGGCGACCGACGTTCCCTATTCCTATTTTGGCCTTTCAACCACGGTCTATCCGTCAGCCCCCAAGGCTCTGCCATGCCCTGCTCCTGGGGCATCACAGCCGCAGTCGTCGCTCATCGTTGGCAATAGCAATGTCACTTCGCTGAACGTGCAGATCGCCGGCGCGTACCAAGTCACGCAGCCGCTCACGTTCTCGGCGGCGCTCAATAGCGAGCAGTGCTCGCAGAATGTGTGGGCTCACTCATCGACCGGCGGCGGTCCATCGGGAAGCGAGCACTCAACAACAAGTAGGACGCAATCCCTGTCGACGCAAGCAAACACGGTATTTGTCTATACGCCGAGGGACGGGTCTGGCGGCATTGTGTTTGGGCGCTCAAGTGGCGGGACCGCGTTTAGTCCGCCAGCCATCAGCCAGGGCGACGTAAGAGCGCAGGCGTCCGCGTCTGGGTCTAGCTGGGTGTTTGGGTCAGCCACGGCAACTGCGTTGGCATCCCGAACAGCCGCCACGTATCCAGCGTTTCAAACCTCTACGCTTGGGCAACTGTCTCTCAAGATGAACCTCTCCGTTACGGTGAAGACAACCACCTACAGCGGCTTGGTGGGCGCAACCCCTATCACCTGGCGAGCCACGCGGGCTCGCGAGTCATGGGAGATTCAAGAACTCAACAGTAACTACCCACAAAGCGGGAACGTGTCTCCATCTCTCAATAGCCCGATTCGCCCGCTCTGGGACGCCTATGTGGCGCTTCCGGTTAACAGTGCGGAACGGCTGGCGGCATTTAATCAATACAACGCCGCGAGAGAGGCCGGGCGAGAGGACTTCTATCACGTTGACAACATGGACCGCCAATGGCCCCCTGAACCCGAGGAGTGGGGCGGGTATCAATGGGGAGAGGATCCCCCGACAAATGTCGAGGTGCCAAGCGGATCACCCAACAGCATCGGCATAGAAGGCCCGTTCCCGGTTGGTTCCGGCGATCAGTTTTTTGGCTATTACCTAGCCACTTACTACGTCACTGACAAAAACGGAAACTGGGTTCCGATTACATCATATGGCGGCAATCCGGCTGGCTCGTTCGGCGCCGCCATCACGGTAGAAGGCCCGAAAGCGGCAGGCGCTGGCGTTTACTACGAAGACGCAGGCTACAGCGTCAGCAACGGGCTTGGACACACGCCATACGAGGACGCCAATGGCGATATACAAGCAGGCTTTTTTACTGCATCGCCAAACAAGGCCAGCCCCATGCAGCCATTCGGGCGTAGCCTGTCGCTATCTAGCACTCTCACGCTGACTAGGTTGCAAGAGGAACATTTGGCAGCCGGTCAGCCGGTACAAGTTCAGGTGGGCAGCCTTGTCTACACAATCACCGCCTCCTAGCGGCCTCGGCGATCTCGTCGCCGCCGCGTTCGCCAGCGTGGGGGTCACGAAGGACCGCGCGCAGGCCGTCGCCAACGCGATCGGGGTCGAGGACTGCGGTTGTGAGCGCCGCAGGCAGCGGCTCAATGAACTCGGGCGGATGGTCGGGATCGGCGGGCCACCCCCTGCGGATGCGGAGAGGCGAGACGTAGGCTGACGGCACACCCCCAAGGGCTGCCGCGTGGCTGTTTTCTCGCAAATTCCAGGCGATCTCGACCTCCGCATCGTGCGCGGAGACGAGGTGACTTTCTCGGCCGTCTTCGCCGCCACGAACCTCACGGGGTTCACCGTGACCGCTGCGGTCTACAGCGGCTTTGGGGCCACTGCTACCGACACGCCGGTCGCTGTCCCTGCCGTTACAGTCACGATGGCGACTGTGAACAACGTCACTTCGAGCACCGTTCAGATCAGCATGGCCGAGACGCAGACGCTTGCGATCTCGCCGACCGGCTCGAATCGCTGGTTCCTCCGCTGGGTCTCGCCTGGCGGTGTGACGCGAACGGTGTTGAGCGGCACCGTCACTGCATCGAACCCGTGAGGTAGCGAATGGCGGGCAATGAGGTCACGGTCACGGTCTCGGGTGGCACGACCACAACGGTCACGGTGCCGGGATCTACCGGCACGCCAGCGCCCACGATCACGAATGGCGGGACGGCGAATGTCAGCGTGACGAGCGTCGGCGACCGTGGGCCGCAGGGCGACGTTGGGCCGGCGACGACGCTGGCGATTGGCACGGTCACGGGTGGCGCGACGGCGGCGGCGACGCTGACGGGGCCAGCCGGTGCGCAAGTTCTCAGCCTGACGCTGCCAAAGGGCGATAAGGGCGACACTGGCGCGAACGTCGAGCTCCAGACCACGTCAACGCATCTCCAGTGGCGGCCAGTTGGCGGAACAACCTGGACGAATCTCGTCGCCCTGACGGCGATCACTGGGCCGCAGGGAAGCACCGGTGCGGCTGGAACGAACGGAACGAACGGCAGCAGCGTCGAACTGCAAGCCACATCGACGCATATCCAATGGCGGCTAGTTGGCGGAACAACCTGGACGAACCTTATTGCGTTGACTGCCATCACGGGGCCGCAGGGAAGCGCCGGGCCAGCCAACTCGCTCGCGATTGGCACGGTCACGACAGGCGCGGCGGGATCGTCGGCCTCGGCCACGATCACCGGCACCGCTCCAGCCCAGACGCTCAATCTGACAATCCCTCGCGGTGATGCCGGGACTGCTGGCGTCTCGTGGCAGCCTGTCCCGATGTCGCCGAGTGCGACCGGCACGGCGGGGCAGATTGCCTATGACGATTCCTTCTTCTACGTCCGCTCGGCGGATGGCTGGCGTCGCGTGGCGATTGCCTCGTGGACGCCGCTCGGTGCTCCGACTGGCGTGACCGCGACCGCTGGCGAGTTGCAGGCATCTCTGTCGTGGACCGCCCCTGCGGACAATGGTGGGTATGCCATCACTGACTATGCGGTGCAGTATTCAATCAACGGCGGCACGACCTGGACGACGTTCGCCGATGGCGCCTCGACGACGACATCGGCGACTGTCACTGGTCTTTCCGGTGGCGTGCCTCACATATTCCGCGTAGCGGCCGTCAACAGCGTCGGCACGGGGCCATACTCAACGTCGTCTTCTAGCGTGACGCCGACCGGCAGTAGTGGTGGCGACCCCAGTTTCGCTAACGTCTCCCTGTTGCTCCACATGGACGGCACGGGCAGCACGTTCACCGATTCGAGCGGCACGCCGAAAACGATTACTGCCAATGGCAACGTGACGCAAAGCACGGGGCAATCGAAATTCGGCGGCAAGTCAGCCCTTTTCGACGGGAGCGGCGACTCGCTCTCTGCGACATTGGCAAGCTTCAACTGGTCAGCAGACTTTACGGTGGAGATGTGGGTCCGAGTGGCCTCCGGTGGAGGCTACTTCACGCTGTTTGAGGCTGGCGGACAAGGCTCAACTGTCGGCGGGCTTCATCTGTACCTCGATCAGTCACCGACGCGAGCCATATTCTTTGACAACAGCGAAGGCTATGCAGCGCCGGCAGGGCTTGTGTCTCCAGGGACGTGGACGCACATCGCAGTCGTCCGTAGCGCTGGCGTCAATTCGGTCTACCAGGACGGCCAGCTGGTGCTCTCGCACTCGCAGTCGTTCAATGTGGCTAACGGAAACATTGTGATCGGCAGTTCTACCGGAACGGGCTTTGATTTCTCTGGGAACATTGATGAAGTCCGCGTCACTGCGTCGGCCCGCTACACAGCCAACTTCACGCCGCCGACGGCTGCGTTCCCTGACGCCTGACGCCCTGCCTACCCGTTGACCCTCGCTCTACGCTGGCCTTATGCCCCGCAGGAAGCGCCAACGCCGCACCGTCTACGTCGGCGACCAGCGATGGAAGATCGAGCGTTCGCAGCTTCGCGGCATCGACGGCGATTGCAACTACACGCTCCATCGCATCCGCATCGACGCCCGGCTCCGGGGCGTTGACCTCTTAGATACGCTCATTCACGAGCTCATTCACGCCCGCTGGCCTGACCTGTCTGAAGATGCGGTTGTTGAGTTTTCGGAGACGCTTTCGGGCGTGCTCGACGCCGAGGGATTCCGCCACCGTGACGACGAGGAGGACTGATGGCGAAGGGGAAGAGCGGAATACTGGCGTCGCTCAAAGAGCGGGCAATCGACTCCTGCCGCAAGAACCAGACTTGGTTTGACAAGCTGCCAGCCGCCGTCCAGGCAGAGCTCAACGAAGCGAAGACGAGTTTCCTGCGTGGCGAGATCATCGACAAGCGCGGCCGGATGCCAATAAGCCGGTTCGCCGAGTTGCTGTCTGCCGAGTTGGCCGAGCGTGAGATTGCCACCGTGGGCCGCCAAGGAATCGAGAATTGGCTAAAGCGAAAATAGCCCAGGCGATCGCCGAGAAAGCCGCACTGGCTGCCGGCCGTCCACCTGAGAAGGCCGAGCAGGTCACGCAGACTCGCGACGGCGACACGCTCGAAGCCCGCAGCGTATCGGCACGCATTCGCACGGTGGAGGATCTGCTCGCCCACATCGAGGCCGACTTGCAGCGTTTTGAAGTGGCTGCATCTGAAGCAACCAAGTGGGAGGTAGCGACCAGCGACGCAGACGGCACGGCGACGGTGACGGAATTGCATCGCGTCTGGGTGAGGCTCAAGCCACGGGGCGGGCCGACTACGCTGGAATGCGTGGCGTCCATGATCGACGCGGCGAAGAAGGAGATTCGGCGTATACCAAAAAAGGTATATCGCCAGCCGAAGCGGGACGGTCTCTGGCAAGTTCTCGTCGTCGCGGATTGTCATTTCGGAAAATACGCCTGGGGGCGAACGACCGGAGGCGACGACTATGATCTCGACCTGGCCGAGCGGCTTGTCGGGCAGGCAGGCGACGAGCTTGTAGCGGTGGGAGATTCCCACAAGCCCACTCGACGCACGATCGCCTTTCTCGGCGACCTCTTCCACTACGACCGGCCAGACGGCAGCACGACCAGCGGCACGCCGCTAGAGCGTGACGGGCGGCTCCAGAAGATGATCTCGGTCGGCTGCGACACGCTGCTCCGCATCGTCGAGCGTTCGTCGCAGTCGGTCCCTACCGATGTCGTGATCGTCAATGGCAACCACGACGAGGTATTGACCTGGACGTTTCAGCGGATCCTCTCAGAGCGTTTTCGCGGGTCGAAGTCGGTGCGAGTCAAAGAGGACTTCACCGGGCGGCAGTACCTCACCCACGGGCGGAACCTCCTTGGGTTCGCTCACGGCCACCGGGCAAAGAAAAAGCTCCCGCAGATCATGGCCCTCGAAGCCTCGCAGCACTGGGCGAAATGCCCATATCGGGAATGGCACACGGGACATTTCCACTCGCAGGCTGCGGAGTGGCAGCGGCCGATTGAGACGCTCGACGGCGTGATCGTGCGAACGGCCCCGGCTCTCTGCCCGCCCGACGATTGGCACAGCGTCAACGGATTCATCGGCTCGCGTCAGGCGTGCGAGACGTTTCTCTACGAGCCGGACGGCGGGCTCTCGTCGATGCACGTTGCGTCACCGAGGGCGAAGGCTTGACGCTCTCCGCAGATTATCTCCGTGAGGCAGAGTACCGCGCTCGTCGGTTCTCCGGTGCTTACTTCGGCACATCGGGCTCTCTCGCCGCAGACGTTCTCAGACTCATCAAGGAAAGGGCAACCATGACCGCAGCGTTTGACCAACTCGAAGCCGAGAACCGAGCCCTCCGCGAAGCCGTCGCCGCTCGCATGGACGCGACGCCAGCGGACGACCCGAAGCATCGTGGCTACACGCCGATGGCTGCGTCGCTCGCCGGTTGCCGCCCCGCGCAGGAGGCCGCTGCCCGGTGCTTCGACACGACCGAGCAGGAGTCGCCGACCGAGATCGCTGACGCCGACGTGCCGTCGATCCCGGTGGACTGGATCCTCCAGGGCGAGCGTGAACTGCGGGGCGAGAAGGAACGCGATCCGGCTGACATACGTCATACGGGGGACGGGCTGCTCGCGCCGCAGGATGACGAGACGCCAGCCGAGCGGTTGCTGAGAGACGCAATCGACGTAATCCGCGACCGTCGTCCGAAGTACGGCGGGCCGCTCCACCATTTCGCCCGCACGGTGGGCATGATCAACGCTGCCTTCGCGGACGTGCTCAAGCGTCCGCTGACCCCCGCCGACTGGGCAGTCGTGATGACGCTCGACAAGGTTGCCCGCCACATGGGGCCGAGCAAAACGACCGACACGCCGATCGACCTGGCTGGCTACGCCGCCTGTCTTGCCGAGTGCGAAACGCTGCCATAGCCCCTACGGTCACGCCCGTTTTTCGACCAATCTGAACGGTCGGAGGCTGACGTGATCGCTGCGGCTCACTGGCGTCGAGGCGGACCTGACGGGCGCGAACCCATCGCGGCTGCCGGTGAGGTTGTGTCGCTCGCCCAGCACTACACGCCGCAGCAGCAGTATTGGGGCAAGGTGACGAGCAAGCGCCCCGCGAAGCACTCGCGAGCCGACCTCGAACTGATTGCGTTCCGCCTCGGCTGCACGGTCGAAGCGGCACGCCGGGCGATCGAAATGGGAATCCTCTAGGAGAGTCGCCGTGATTTCATCCGCTCCGCTCCAGGCCGCACACGACCTGCTTTCGCTCGCCGAAAAGGTGCGGGCGTTCGTCGCCACCGCGAAGGTCAAGGCCGCTGGCGGGATCACGCTCGCGGAGTTTGGCGAGCTCGCCGTCGCCCTCATGCGGGTCGCCATTGAAGCGGCCGACGCGATCCCGGTCGACGGTGCCGAGCGAAAGCAGTTCGTCCTCAACGCGATCGCTCTCCTGTTCGACACCGTTGCAGACCGGGCGATCCCCGCGCTCGCGTGGCCGGTCTGGGTGATCGTCAAACCGGCCGCTCGCCAACTGCTGCTCCTGGTCGCCAGCGGTGCCATCGAATCTCTGTTGCCCCTTGTGAGGAAAGCCCACGACGCATGATCTACGTCCTCCTGTTGGGCGGCGCTGCCGCTCTCCTCGTCGGCCCGATGCTCGCCCGCCGGGCTGCCCCGTCGCTCGGACCAGAGCCGGCACCACCGCCGCACCTCGCCCCGACCTACCAGTCGGCAATCGCTGACCTCGCCCACGTCCGCTTGCGTCTGCTCCAGACGGAGAGCCTGGCGGAAGCGGAGAAGAAGGCGATCGACACGCTGACGCTCGCCCTGGTCGCCGGGAGCGACAAGCCATGACAGACCGCGCCCGCTACACGCTCGCCTCGGCCCTGGTGCTCGGCTGCCTGCTTGCGTGGGCGTTGGAGAGCAGGCCCGCCCCGGCACCGGCCCCCGGCGGCGCTCTCGTCTTGCGTGGCAAGTTCATCGGCCCGACCGCTGCGGCCGACGCCGCGACGCTCGCAGCCTTTGCCGACGAGCTCGCCATTGAGATCGAGCACGACGCCGCCCAGGGCGAGCCGTTCTTCAAGACCGGCACGCAGTACGACGAGCTTCGCACGCGGGCGAGGATCCTGCGTTGCCGTGGCGAAAGCATCGGCGAGCGGCAGCCAAAGGTCAGGGAAGCCATCGAGGCGTTTCTGAACGACGCCGTCGGCAAGAGCGGTGGCCCGGTGAGCAAGTCGCAGCGTGAGGCGTGGGCGGCAGCGTATCGCGAGATCGGAAGGGCTGCCGGTGAAGCGACGCGCTGACGAGATCAAGGCGTGGCAGTTTGTCGGCGCTGCGGTGCTCCTGTGCATCGCCGTCTACCTCGCCGTTTCGCAGCGGCACACGCCGTCAGGGTCGCAGTTTGGATACGCGCCCAACCCCGAGGGCGTAAAAGAATTTCTGGCCGAGCTCGACCAGCCGCTCTTTCGTGACGCCGGTGCCGACACGATCGCCAAGGCGAAGGGCGTCGACACGTTCCTCTATCGCTCTGCGTACAAGGCTCACGCATCCCGCTACGGCAAGCCTTGGGTTTGCGGCCGGCAGGGGATCGGCGACTGCGTTTCGTGGGCCTGGGGCGAGCACGCCGTCTGGATCGCTCAATGCGTCGACTGGGAAACGGGGCGACTCGCCGATCCTCCGCTCCGCGTCAGTTCCGAAAGTTGTTACGGCGGCTCGCGCGTCGAGGCCCGCAACAAGCCCGAGGGCGGTGGCGGGTGGAGCGATGGCTCCTACGGCGGCGCGGCTGCCCGCTGGTTTCGCGACTGGGGCGTCATCTACCGCCAGCCCTACGACGGCGTCGACCTGACGGACTATTCCGCCGACCGGGCGAAGCAGTGGGGCAACTGGGGCAACGGCGGCCAGGGCGACAAGGGCAAGCTCGACGCGGTCGCAAAGAAGCATCCGACGAAACACGTCGCCCTCGTCCGCAACTTCGACGAGGCGGCAGCCGCTATCGAGGCGGGGTTCCCGGTCGCCGTCTGTTCGATGGTCGGCTTCGAGAATGTCAGAGGACCGGATGCGTTCGCCGCCGCGCGTGGGCAATGGGCTCATGCGATGTGCTTCCATTCGGTGCGCTACGCCAAGAACGGCTCACCGCGCGACGGACTGCTCTGTCAAAACTCATGGGGGCCGTCGTGGATCAGCGGCCCGAAGTGGCCCGCCGATATGCCCGAAGGGAGTTTCTGGGTCGATCGCCAGACGGTCGACCGGATGCTTGCCGGGCTCGATAGTTTCGCCGTGGGCTCTGTCGCCGGTTTCGGCTGGCGCGACCTCCATCATGGCAACTGGCTCATGCCCGCCGTCAACACGCTCACTCGCAAGCCCAACCCATTCCTCGATTACCAACTAGCCCCATGATCCAACTCACCAACAAGCAACTCGCCATTGTCTGCCTCGTGTGTATGTCTGCCGGATGGTGGCTCTCGTCGTCGCCCTCGTCGCCGGTCAACCCGACGCCCGCGAACGACCGCCCCGTGCTCCGGTGGATCGCCAAGGCGGCGAAGAATCTTCTCTGGATCGCCCTCATCGCGGAGCAGCCGCCGAAGGAATCCCGCCTCGTGCAGCACCAGGTCGGCGAGGACGGGCATCCCGTGATCGACCACGCCAGGAGTTTCTAGCCATGTGGGAATGGATCCTGGCGACGCTCGCCGCCCTGTCGGCTGACCCCGTGTCGGCAAGCCTCGAACACCCGAGGGCTGCCGCTGCGGTCGCCGCTGCACGGGCCAGCATGGTCGCCGGGGATGCCGCCCCCACGCCGACGCCCGCCGAGTGCGTCTGCGGCCGGACGTGCGTCAACGGCGTCTGGAAGCCGGACGGCCGCGTAGAGCAGCGATGCACCTGCACCTGTGAACGGTGCAAGAAAAAGCCCGGTTGCCCCGATGGGCGTTGCCGCGTGCCGGGAGCGTCGCCCGCGTCTGGTTCACCGGCCATGCCTTGATGCTGGAGGTGCGGTGGGCGACGCTCTCGATACGCTGACGCTGCGGGAATTGTGCGACGCCGTGCGCGAGCAAATCGGCCCACGCGCCGCCGAGCTTGAGCACACCTGCGACGTGATCGTTACCGAAATCTGCCGGTGCTGGCCGGAGCGGACGATGGCAGAAATCGCTGGCAAACTCTCCTGTGCGCGAGCCGCTGACGACGTGCTCGACGCGATCGCCGTCACGACTGCGAAGGTGAGGGAAAACATCGAAGCCCGGTGGGGATGCAAGCCCAGCCACAAGGCGGCCCTCGACCTCGTGCTCCGAGCCTGCGTCGTTGAGTTTGCAAACCTCTGGTTCAGTTGCCCCGAGGCCCGCATCGGGATCCGGGCCGTGCTCGCCATCGTGCGACACAATCCCCGCGCCGCTTGACGCCTAAGCGAAAATCGCCCGCCATCATGTCTGACGTTCAGCGGACATTTTTCGGGCAGGACAAACCCAAGGCCGCCCCATGCCCAAACGCAAAGCGAAAAAAACCGCCCGCCGAAAAGGAGACGATCCGAAGATCGGTCCCGGTGAAGGTCCGCGACTGGCTGACCCGGCTGACGCGAATCCACGCACACGCGAGATATACCGTCCGTCTCTTCGCTCATCCTGAGACGGCAGGCGGGCAGTCCCTAGAGGGCGAGACCTACGCGGCCCGCGCCGCCCGCTGCGATCAGACGCTCATCCACGACGCCTCCATGCTGATTCGAGACGAGGCGGACGCTATCGTCGCCGAGGTTCAGGCGGCAATGGACGCAGCCCCTAAGACGGCCGCGCTACCCGGCACGCGGGCGAAGGTCGCCGAGATGGAAGCCAGGGCGAGGCGGGGGCAGTCCATCTTCGTTGACAGCGATGCAAAGATCGGCTGACGGCGCGTCGCGGCGGCGCGGGTTTCGTCCTTTCCCTGCGCCGCCGCCGCCGTCATTCGCCTTGACGATTCTGGTCAAGGTCTAGCTTCGGCAACGCGCTCAGGCTGATCTCCTCCTCGGGGCAGATTTGAGGATCGACATATATCTTCTGGAGGTTCGGGTCTGCGTGATCGAGCAGGTGCGTTGCGGCTGCCCGTCCGCCGGCCAGCGCGGCATAAGACGCCGCCGTCCGCCGGAAGCCGTGGAAGCCTCTGTATTTCACGCCTGCGAGGCGGCAGAGCAGACGTAGGCTCGCCCATTGGCTGCGGCTCTTGCGGTCCCAGGCCCACACCAGAGCGTCTGGCTGGCCTTTCTCACGCAGCAGCATCTCGGCAAGGTCTTCCGTGATCTCACGCTCGATGTCGCGCGTGCTGCCTTTGCGAGTCTCCCCAAGGAAGACGACGCGCCGCCGCTCCAGATCGACCTGCCCCCAGCGGAGCGATGTCAGGGCGGTGAACCGCTCGCCCGTGCAGTACGCGGTGTATATCAGCGTCGGCCACCACCAGGCGGCACGCTTTCCGCCGACCGATCCTTGCCGACGCTTCGCCCGCACGATGAGTTTCGCCACATCCTCCGACGTGTAGGCCCGCCCCGTGGGCAGCCTCGCTGGTACGCGGATCTTCGGGAGCTCTGGGAAATCGGCCGCCCATCTTTTGCGGGCGGCGAGGTTCCACGCCGCCTGTAGCATCACCTTGTCCTTCTGGACACTCGCGGCCGATGGCACACGCCCCTTGTAGCCAGGCGTTGTGGCCCGCCATCGCAGGTATCTCGCGATCACGAGGTCGTCGAGGTCAGCAAGCGTCGGCTCGTGGCCGAGGAAGTTCGTCAGCCTGTCGCCCAACTGCGTGTAAAGCGAAGCCGTGTTGCCCTTGAGATTCCGCAGCGTGACGTACCGCTCGAACAGTTCCTTCAAAGTCATCGTTTCCATGTTGTTTCTCCCGGTGTGATGGCTGTTATACCCACTACTGTACAACAGTCCAACTCCCCTCGCCTCCACTAGACATTTGCCCGTCACCCAACTTTAGGGCCGGGCCGGGACGGAGTCCAATTTGACGCAAGTAACGCTGACGTTACGATGGAGGGCATGGTAGTGGCATCACCCGACAAAGATTGGATAACCATCGCTGAAGCCGTCGAAAACGCCGGCTGCACGGAGGGCTACCTGCGCCGGCTCCTCGGGGCTGGCGATTCCAGGCTCCGGGGCTGGAAGGCTGGGGAGCGGGCCTGGCTCGTCCACAGGGCCGACGTGCTCGAACTGGCCCGCAGCCTGACCACCCGGTCGAACCGCCGGAAAGCCGAGCGGGTCAAAAAGCCCAGCCGCAAGCGGAAACCCTCGTAATCCCCGAGGAAAACCGCCCACCAAAAAAATCTTTTCAAGTCCCCTTGTGCGTAGTAACGATAACGCTACAATGGGGCCATGCGAGCAAGTGAGACTCGCAGGACGCAAGCCGGGAGACGAAACGATGAAGACGATCAAGCTGGCCTACGACGCCGAAGGCATCACCCAAGTCTGGAAGGCCGAGCACGATTCGCGGAATGGCGGTTGGATCGTGACCGACCACGAAGGCGACAAGAAGTTTTTCTCTGGTTGCTTTGCCGAGGTGCTCGACCACATGCAAGCCTTCACGCTGCCGAACTGGGGTATGCGGCTGATCGGAATCGGCGGCGCTCCCTTCAACCCCGGTTGGTAAACCGATCAAGGTGGGGCCACCCAGCCCGCCGACAGCCGCAAAATGGGTGGCACTTTCAAACTCGCAAGGAAGCAAACATGAAACGCATCGACTGGGACGCCGCGATCCGCTCGCTCGTGCTCATCCGCCTCGGCCAAGAGCTCGGCACCGATTCGCCGCTCGCGCGGATGGTTCACGACACGATCTCGATCGTGCTGACCTTTCTCGGGATTCTTGGTTGACAGAAGTAACGCTACCGCTACCATGCCGCACGCAAGTAACGCTACCGGCACCCATTCTGCTGAACAAACTTTTCACTCCCCAACAACTTGATATCTGGACGCTTGACGACTACCGGAACGCCCGTACATTACCGCACCCACACAGGAGACCCCCTCGAATGAACGCCCACGACAACGAGTATCTCGCCGCCGCGACCTATCTCTCCGACCAGACGCCCGCCCCTCGCCAGACGCATTTCGCCATCGGCGATTTCGTCAGCGGCACCTCGGGCGGCAAGCAGTGGAGCGGTCGCATCTGGGACATCGACGGCGACCGGCTCTCAATCGAAATCGACGGCGGCTGGCTGGCGGTCTCTGCCAAGGACGTAACGCACTAGGAAACCCCCGGAGGATCCGGGCGCAGGAGGTTGATTGCCGCAGACCTAGGACGGGGACGCGGCTGTTTTTCACACGCAGAAAGGACGCGATATGTCGACGGAAATCAGCACAAACACGGCACCAGCGAGAGGGTTGGCTCTCGCCTCGCACGAGGAACCATCGTTCGACTCTCTCGTCAGCATGGGTGATGCCCTGCGGCGCACCGGCTTTTTGCCGAGCCACATCAAAGACGGCGTTTCGTTCGCTGCGATTGTCTTGATGGGCCGCGAGCTCGGCATGGGGACGATGGCTGCCTGCCGAAAACTCCAGGTCATCAAAGGCACTGTCACGGAGCGGGCCGATTCGCAGTTGGCGCGGTTTAAGTCGTGCGGCGGACGGGCTCAGTTCAAGGAACTGTCTGAAGGCAAGGCGGTCGTCTGGCTGCGGCACCCCAACGGCGACGAGCACGTCGAGACGTTCACGATGGAGGACGCGAAGCGGGCTGGCCTGGCGTCGAATGACAACTACGCCAAGCACCCGAAGGCAATGCTTCGCAGTCGGGCGATCACGGCGGGGCTCAAGAGCCTCGGCTGGGAAGGCTCGGTCGGCATCTACGACCCAGACGAGATTTCGGACGCCACGCCCGAGCCGGCCCCAGCGGTCAAGGTGACGCAGCCCGAGCCCGTCGTCGTCCGCCCCAAGTTCAACGACACGCTCGCGACGGAAACGCCGCTGGGCAAGGCTCGCATCCTCGTCAGCAAGGCGACCACGGTCGAGCGTCTGGAGAAGCTCCGCAGCACGGCAGACGAGCGGCTGGGCGATGGCACGTTCACCAAGGACGAGCACGCGAGCCTCTGCCAGTTGATCCACGGGAAGCTCGACATCCTGCTCAACGCCCAAGACAGCGGCACCGAGCACTTTGACGGGCAAGAGGTCGAAGCGGAGGCCAACGCCCGATGAGCTACATCAGCACCTTCGCCTACATCGAGGAAGAGGCCCGCCGAGAAGAGTCGGACATTCGCAT